CTAAAACCTGCGTAGCCACACTAAATTTATAGACCTGACCCTCGAACTCGGTAAAGCTGGCACAGTACTCTTGCTGAAACTGCTGATGTGTCATTGACCGCTTGGCTTCTGCAACGTCTACATCCGACATACGGGGATTTTCCAAGTAGTCAGCTTGGATTGAGCACCACTCTGGGAAGTCCAAACTAAATCCACGCTGGAAGAATTGGGAGAACCAGTTGTTGCGTCCACGTGGGGTAGAGATAAATATGGCTTTTGAGTTGGGCTTGTCTAGTGTGGGTCGCAACTGAATGTTGAATGCAGCCTCACCAGCCGATGTGAGCGCAGCTTCGTCGAATATTATCAAGTCATAGCTACGGCCCACGCAACTGTCTACAGTACTGATCGAACCCATGCGTATGGTGCTGCCATTGTCCAACTCAATAATCTTGTCCTTTAAATTATTTCTGGCAATTTCCAAGTCAAAGTGACCAATAAAACGGCGCTGCAGTTCGAAACTGATAGAACTCAAACTGTAGTTGGGTGACACCAGCAATACAGCACTATTGGGTACTAGTGTGACTAACTGCCCAATCACATTGGCTATATAAGTTTTGCCTAGGCGTCGGGCTAGTGCAGCGCACACAAAACGGTACTGAGGTGAGTTCACCGCATTGATCAGGGCAAGCTGTGCCGAATTTAGCTCATCCCAAGCTCCTAATAGCTTAAGATAGTTGGCGATAGGCAGCTTGATAAAGCGTTTGTCAACTGGGTACTCCGTGACCTCAGTGGTGCTAATATCACTACGACTTGTTATCAGCATTTGGATCTAGTAACCTGTTGATTAATTGTTGATAGTTGCTGCCGCCTAGTCCATCGTTGATTTGCACGTTGACCTGATTTTTGATATGGTGTTCACGCTGCTGCAGCTTTAAAAACTCTAATTCCAACTGCAGCTGATCCATGGTAAACTTGTGCGATAGTGCTAATAGGTCAGCAATGTCTTTATTGGAGCCAGTTTCTGACAACTCCATGTCTTGAAACTTCTTGTGTATAACCGCGTCTAGCGCAGCACGCAGTTTATAGCGGTTGTTGAAGCCAGCATCACGAAATACTTGATCGATGTATAACCTGACGTTGTGTTGAGCTAAGACGTCCGCGACCAGATCTGGTTGCAAGTCCAGTGCCTCACACACACCTTGTATGCTTTGTGTGTGCAGGTAGCAGTCGGCAATCTGCAAGTGCTCGGGGCTTATGCGGACGGTTTCGGCTGGTAGTGTTTGGGGTGGTTTCATCACGGTGATAAAAAATTATTGGATACTGGAGTGTAGCATGCTGGGGTGTGTGGTGTCTACCCAAGATTTCAGCACCTGTTGTGGTTTGGTTTTTTGTCTGATTGAACGCGTGTGGGTGGGCGCAGAGCGTTCTAAAAATGTCAAGTCTAAAAACCGCCCTGTCTATTTTATTTTTGTCAACCCATTTTTTCGCTTGTTGCAAATTTTTTACATTGTGTTGCGGCCATGCAACACCATCATTGTTTACAATTTTGTCACACAAATGCTCGCACAAAGCCTGGAATTGGTGTACTATTACATCACTGCACAACACAACACAACACAAGGTGAACAGCATGGCATACGACTACTACTACGACGATCGCTATGATGCTCCTGACTTCATGGATGAGACCAATGATGACTGGTGGAGCACCCTGGCTGAAAGCGTGATTGACTGGATGAACACCGACAAATCATTGTTTGAAGATGAGCGATATGAGGACGGATATCCTGTGGAATTGGTGAACGATTACATGGATAAGTTTATCGACACTCATCCTGATCTGGTATGCGATATGTACGATCGTTGGCTTGAGAAAACAAGTTTCTTCGATTGACACTTGACAAGGCCCGGTGATCCGGGCTATAATGTACACTCACTGACATAAAGGAAATACCATGTTCTTCGATCAAGCCGAGTTTGACCGTCAAGTAGGGGAATACCTTGCGCTGGGTATGACCCTTGCAGAATCCGAAAGCCTGGCCCGTTTGAATGAGGAATTGGCCGCTGAGGAATTCGAGCGTTGGCAGCGTGAAGAAGCAGAAATGGAATTTGAGGAATAACCCTACACTTGCAAGGGGATTGTGAATCCCCTATAATAGAGTCTCAGTCAAACAAGGAATGCAAATGAAAACCGTTCACTTTGAAACCCAGCGCTTCTACGATAACGCACAGGTGCTCGAGATTGCCATGCCAGAAGATGCAGACCGCTATGATATGTGGGATCTGGTACAGGTTCACTTTGATGATGCAGCCCGTGCTATCAGCGGCACTGTGGAAGTGATGGCGCTGGAATTGAACGCTAGTGCTATCGGCCCTGCTGTTCTGCGCGAATACGATGCAGGCCGCTACAATTTGGCATAACCCTACACTTGCAAGGGGATTGTGAATCCCCTATAATTGTGACTCTACTGGAGAACAGACCATGATGAAAGATGTAACCGCAGCACTGACCCTTACCGCTAGCCTGATCTTTGCAAGCGCACTGGTTGAATTGCCAAGCACTGCTGGCATTGTGGAATTCGCTACACTTGCTGGCGCGACCGCCATGTTTGCAGCACTGACTCTATATTTCTTCAAGGATTAACAACCAGCCAGCCCAGGCTGGCGCCAAATTATACTATAGTATAATTGCCCGTGTCAACGGCCGCGTGGCAACTTATTGGCATAAGCATATGAATTTTTGTTGTTTGCAAAACCTGGGCAACCCTGTATAATTCTCTACATGGACAACGCAACCGGAACCCACAGCATGATGACCTTTGACTTTATCCAATGCGACGAGTTTGTGACCGTGGACTATGAAATGACTCCACTGGAGTTTGCAGAAATGCTGCTGGACGATGTTAATCAAGAGTTGAGGGAATTGGCCTGTGAAAACATCGAAATGTAATCCGCCAAGGCGCGGCCCCATGCGGCCGCTGACTGGCGCAGGCAAACACAAAAATCTGTTGCGATTGCAACGCATGGGCAAAGCAAAGCATAAAGGCAAATCATGAAACTGTATATCTGGACTCAAGTTTTTGAAAACTACGGTTCTGCCGAAAATCCGCACTGGAAAGCCAAAGGTGGTTCGGATTATTTCGTGGAAAACATTACCGCAGAAAATCAAGATGATATGCTGATTCAGGCTATTGATTATGTTTCATATTCCAGCGATTTTTACATTGAGCGGTTCGTCGGTTTCGAAATTGTGCCTGATGACTTCGTGACGCAATTTGAGCGCGATCAATTGGAATATGAAGGAAAAATCGACTACCCTGCACTGGTAATTCAGCCAGGCATACTTGTCAAGAAATAACTTTCCGGGTGTTGCGAAATCGCAACGCCTGGGGCGCCAATTTTACTATAGTAAAATTGGGCGTGTCAAGCCGCAAATGCAAACTTTTTGCAAACAATTATTTTGCACAATCGACACAAAAACCACTTGCACAATTCTGTGAACCCTGTAAAATACTCTGCATGAACCAATACATCATCACCCACACGGATCGGCAGGGCCGGCTCGGTCAAGCCATTTGGACTGCTAAAAGCGAATCGCAGGCTATTGCCCAATTCAAACGGCAATGCAGATTCTCGCAATTCGTCAGTATTGAGAGGTTTTAAAATGGCAACCCTAAAAGCATATGCTGCTAAAGCGCAGCCAGTTATGCAAAGTACTGCTAATCGCGTATGGCGCATGATGCAACATAAAATGCCTGAATTGCGATTGTTTGAATGCCCGCAAATTATTATGAATAATCGTTTGCGTGCCACTGCTGGAATGTGCTGGTATGAAGTAAACAAAATTGATTTGGGCACTAAATTTTTGCTGCATTCTACAGAATATCAAGTTTATATGGAAAAGATTATTCTGCCGCATGAATTAGCCCATCAAGCCGATTTTAATCTTTTCGGTAAAAGCGAAGATCCTAGTGGGCATGGCGATCATTGGCAATTTATAATGGAAAAGGTTTTAAATCTGCCTGCTAACAGATATCACAGAATGGAGCGCGTATAATGATTGCATGGATTGGTACTATTAGCAG